TGAGCGACGACCTCTATGGTCATCCGGTCTACTCTGCGCCCCCTACGCAACCTGTTATTGACAACCACGCCTGCTATAATGTGTAGTCAATCTGACTACACTCCCATCCACGCACACAACCAGAGGGAGGATGGGCAACATGGGAAGGCAGCTTGCCTTATGCCTCTGTAGGGTTATACGCTTATTTGCGTGCTGTTTGCGTGCTGTTTGCGTGCTGTTTGCGTGCTGTTTGCGTGCTGTTGCTTGCAACAGGCGAACAAGGGCGAAACAGGGCTGAAATGCAGGGAAAACAGGGCTGAAACGGTGTGCATAAGCGTCCCCTTGAGCCCACGGGGCCCCCCAGAAGGCCGTCAGAATTGAGCCAGACCCCCCCGACCGCGCCCGCAAAAGACGTGCGCTAGCTCTCTCCTGCGCCATACGGAAACGGCTGGTAAGATAGGCAAGTTAGAGGTGAATTATGATAGACCCAGCTGGGAACATAGAGATACATCGGGACGTTCGGAACCGGAAGTTGATCGGGAACGAGACGACGTGTCAGTTGCGGGAGCGGCTGTGCGACGAGCGGCGGTATCGGAAGTGGCTTCGTCGGCTGAAGGAGTTGCAGGAGGAGAAGGGGATAAGCCGGGACGAGGCGATGTTGTTGGCGTACCGGGATTTTTTGCCGTTGAAGACGGGGAACGTGGAGTTGAAGGTTGGCGAGGGGGGGATTCCGGACCCGGAGGTAGAGAAGCAGTATCGGGGGTTGAATGCGGCCCGGTGGATGGGGACGATGAAGTTGCCGGTGGGATGGGACAAGTTGCCGCAGAATGCGGAGTTAGGGGCGGAGGTGAGGTGGGTGGGGGCGAATCTTGGGTGTTGCAAGCGGAGGAGTGGGAAACCTGGGGTGATTTTGGGGAAGGCGAAGAGTGTGGCGCCGAGCGTATCGGCGGTGGTGATGTTGGAATCGGCGGTGAGCAACCCGAACAAGTTCATGCTGGATGTGTACCCGAAGGTGGTAAAGGCGTCGGAGGAGACGGCGAAGGATCAGGAGGACGAGGAGCGGTTGTCGATCCAGGAGATCCAGAGGATTTTAGAGTCGTTGGTTTTGCATGAGGGGAAGGTGGAGGCGTGAAGGACTGGTCGAGGTACATCCCGGGGGAGACGCAAGCGAATCTGCGGTGGCGGAAGCGGATGCGGTGGATGGGGTTGGGAGACTTGCGGGCGAGGGCGGCGTTTCGGCAGGCGGCGTATGAGGACCCGATCTTCTTTTTCAACGCGATGGTGTGGTCGTATGATCCGCGGCTCCGGATCAAAGAGCAACCGTTCATCGTGTATCCGCACCAGGAGCCGGTGTTTCTGGGGATTGACCGAGCGATAGAGGATGCGGAGGCGTCGGACGAGCCGGTGGACGTGACGGTGTTGAAGTCGCGTGCGCAGGGGGGGACGGTTGGTCCGTTGTCGATTCTTGTGAGGCGGTGGCTCCGGGACCGGATGTTCACGGCGCAGTTGGTGACGAGGAATGAGAAGCTGGTTGATTCGGACGTGGACTCGGACACGTTGTTGTGGAAGGTGGCGTACACGATTCGGAAACTGCCGTTTTGGATGCGTCCGCGGGGGTTCAATTTCCGGGATCACCGGCGGCTGAGCGACCACACGATTTTCAACCCGGAAAAGGGGGGAACGATTGTTGGGTCCGCGAGCACGGCGGAGTCTGGGCGTGGTGGCCGGCGGACGGTGGCGATGGTCGATGAGTTTGGTTCGGAGGAGTTTCAGACGAGCGGCAAGGACGAAGCGTTGCTGGCTTCGCTTCACCACAACACGAACTGTCTGCTGGTGGTTTCGACGTATGGGAGCGAGCAGGGGGCGTTTTACCGGATGGCGCACGAGCCGGAGACGTTCAACAGCCGTCACTACGTGTTGGACTGGCGGGATAATCCGGAGCACAGTCGTCTGAAGTACAGGATGACCGGTGGGAAGGCGCAGGCTATCAAGGCGGAGGATCAGGAGGAGCTTCAGGTGTACATGAGCCGCAACGTTCGGACGATGCGGTATCTTCAGGACCGGGGGTTTGTCCGGGAGGGTCGGGACCGGAGTCCGTGGTACGACCGCCGTTGTCTCCGCAGCGGGGCGACGCCGCAGGCGATTGCGCGGGAATTGGACATGGACCCCCACGGGGCCCGGAGCAAGGTGTTCAATCTGGACATGATTGAGCGGATCGGCAAGACGAAGGCGATGCCGGCCTTGATACGCGGCCGGTTTGTCTACGACGCCGAGACGGCAACTGCGCATTCTCCGTGGGTGGCGATTGCGGAGACGGGCGAGTTGCGGTTGTGGGTCGATCCGGGGTTGTCTGGGGCGATTCCGGTTGGAGAGTATGTGGCTGGGGTGGACATTTCCGGTGGCGAGGCTGGGGAGTATACGGCAAACTCCGTGGTGTCGATGGTGAACCGGTTGACGGGGGAGCAGGTTGCCGAATGGGCGAGCAAGGCGTTGGCGCCCGAGCGGTTTGCGGCACTGACCGTTGCGTTGTGCCGCTGGTTTCACGGGGCCTATCTGGTCTACGAGGCCAACTTCTCGGGCGGGTTTGCCACGGCGCTTTTGGACACCCATGCCTACGGCAACATCTACATCCGGGAGACGGATATCGAGGGTCTGCACCAGAAGACGAAGAAGCCGGGCTTCTGGATGACCGACGACAAGCGTTCGGCGGTGTTTGAAGCCTTGGACCTGGCGATGCGGGACGGCTCGTTCACTCCCCGGAGCGAGGAGTTGCTCGTCGAGACCAAGGACTATGAGTGGCGGGAGGGCAAGATCGTCAACGTCATGGGGCAGCGCAAGGGGCGGGCACACGCGGACCGGGTGATTGCCGCGTCGCTGGCCTGGTTCGGATGCCGGGATGTCGAGCTGATGGGGATGGCGGACGGCGGCGAAGAGGAGCCGCCGGAGGGCAGTCTGGAGGAAATGTTGCGCAGAAGCCGGTATTTGGAACCGTCGCGGGAAGACCCCTGGCTGAACCCCGCTATTGACGTATTCACGCGGAGGAGCCTAGAATCTGTAGGTGACCTATGGAAGTAGATAGCGCAAACACGCCGGAAACGATCACAGCCGAGCCTCCAATGGATGGGGTACTTGCCTTTGGGTCGCGCAAAAGAACCTACGTTTTCCGGCCGCTGCCGGACATCACCACGATGGAACTGGCCCAAGCGACCGAACTTCTATTGGTGGGTTTGGCGGCGGTAATGCGAGTGGGGCCGTGGAAAATGGTGGACGGGGCATGGGAAGTGATGCCGGAGAACGTCCGCCGGCACTTCGCGACGGAGCGCCGGTCGGGATTCGTGCTGTGATTTGACAATTCAAAGGGCGACCTCTTCCTTTCGCCGGCAGGCTGGGGAAGCAGGGGGCCAAGAGCGTAAAGGCATCGTGGTGCCACGACATCACGGTGCCTTTTTCGTTTTCTTGGCCCTGCCCGCCTATTCTCGGCGAGGTTTTGATGATCGACCTCGGATCCACCGAAGACATCCACCGCCTCTACGCGGCCATCAAGCAGAGCGAGCAGGCATTGTCGCCGTTCCGCAAGAGCCGCTACGAGATGGTGCAGGAGTTCGTCGGCAGCCACTACGGCGAGACCGACCTGCGGCGCCACGCCGTTATCGCCAACGGTCTCGCCCAGACGGTGGAGACCTACGCCACCGCACTGTCTTTTGGCGATCCAAAGTCCCGAGTCACCTCGACCGTCCGGGAGCTTCGGCCCTACGCGGCGCGTTGGTCCTACTCGCTGGACGCCCTGACGCGCAAGATTCAATTTGCCAAAACCTTTCAGAAGATCGTCATCGACGCGTTTTTTCTGATGGGCGTCGGCATGGTCTACCGCAAGGGAAGCGGGTTGATCGAACTGGCCGACGAGGAGTTCGTCGATGCCGGGAAGCCCTACATGGACCACATCTCCAACGACGATTTCGTTCTGGATATGTCGGTCAAGGACGTTCGCCGGTGCCGTTGGATGGCCAACCACTACCGGCTGCCGTGGCAACGAGTGCGGAAGGACTCGAACCTCAACAAGTCGGTCCTGAAGCAGTGCTCGGCCACGTCCAGCAGGGAATCGGGCGACCCGCGGATCAACGACATCACCACCGCCGGCTACATCGAGAACGACATCTATGAGGAGATGATCGACCTATGGAACGTCTGGATCCCGGAGAACAACCAGATCGCCGTGTTCCCCTCCCACGTCGAGACGAAACCGCTCTTGGTTGTCGATGAGAAGGAGAACCCCTACCAGATCCTTTCATTCCTGGACGTGCCGGACAATCTCATTCCGCTGGCCCCGGCGATGAATCTGATGGAGTTGCACTGGCTCTACCAGGGCTTACTGCGTAAGTCGGCCCGCCAGGCGCAGCAGCAGAAGAGTTTCTTCGTGTACCGCCCGACGAATGAGAAGGACGCCGACCGGCAGCGCAAGGCCAGGGACAGCG